GTAGAACGAATACGGGACAATACCTCTAGTGCTTTGATTGCACTGTTGGTATGTCCCGCATTCTTTGCGTAGTTGTATTGGTTTTCTACCTCTGCAATAACGTCGATACGTGTCTCAAGTTCTTTCTCAAGTTCTTCAATACGCTCGTTAATATCAGGTCGTTGCTTTAACCTATGACCTTGTGTATGTGCAGACGTATCAGAATATCCTGCAGCTTTAGCAGCTTCAGTAGCATTACGATACATCACATAGGCTTGACAGAACTTCTCTTGCTTTAGATTAAGTTCCTTCATTTACAAAACTTTTCCCATGTAAGGTTGTGACTTAGTATCTGACGAGCAGTGTCATTGGAGATAGAATCAGCATCGCTGATAAGGATTGGAAAAGACCAACTACAGAACGTCGCCTCTCCTCCAACGCTTACGCAACCGCTTAATAACAACATCATCAGACATGCGGTTAACTTCGTTTTCAATTTTATTTCTTTCTTGTGTATTTTTTACAGCCTGTTCAAGTTCCTTCTTCTGTGCATTATCTTTACCTGCCTTAAATGCAAAGATAAAAGGTAGTATCTTTGTAAAGATATTTAGCACAGAAGAAAGAAGAGAAAGCATCACGCACCCCACAAATCATCATACCGTGAGCAACCATCTTTAGGATCACGATATGCTGCACGGTGATTAGAGGGTGATTTTTTGTCTGCCATTTTAAAAATATCAGCAGTAAAATATATGCCAATAAGTAGAATAGAATGAACTAACATTGATGGTCCTGCCAGTGCTATCATACCGGACCAGATAGCAAACACACCTGACCATAATGTAGCTAGAGTAATCATCAATTGAAACCTAACAATCTTAGGTAGTGTCCGTAAAGGATTTACATTCTCATCCATTACAGATGCGTACATATTCTTTAACATTAATCTACCTTTTCAGTCTTACCTTCAGCAACCTTAACTTCTACAGGCTTTACTTCAGGCTTGCCTGTTTCTTTAGCCTTACCAATGGTGAGACTTAGAAACTCTACTGCCTTATATATTTTACCAAGAACAGTATCAGGGTCAGGAGTTTTAGTTCCTGCAATAAAGATACTAGCAATAGTGATGATACCTGTGATGGTACTAAGAATAACGTCAGCATTACTCGTAATTGTTTCAAGCATATGATTCTCCTTTAAGCTGCTTGTTTAGTGATTAAATCAACGTAGTAAACTTTGTCTGCTTGCTTTGAGGTTTTATATACCTCTGATACAAGCGTGTTATCTCCATGCATACACACATTCATTTCTATTTCTTCATTGTCAAATAGCTTTTCACAGTCTTGTGCCATTGCAAGAAGTTCACCAGTGGTCCAAAACTCTGAACCATTTGTCTCTACCTTCATATACTTTGCTCTACCATCCTCTAACTTCTCTTCTAAATCAATCTTAGATTCATCAGGAAAAGAGCAATCAAATCCAAATAGATGAAAGTTTCTAAAGCCAAAGATATGCATCATACCTATTGCTCTCATTGCAGCAGATGTACCACCATTAACAAAGGTAGTAGTCTCTGCTATATTTAATTTCTCATTTATCTGTAGTTTATTACCACTTTGATCTTTAACTGTATTAGCTACTGCTTGAGAGTAAGCGTGCCATCCATACACCTTGTCTGTCTTAGAAAGTAATAATTCTGTTACACTAGGATCAGTCATAGATGCAACAAAAAACATGGTGCTTTCATCTACCTTTTCAAACAAGCTAGATCGTACAACACCATGCGTGCTTACACCTTCAATAGGTCGAGGGTCTAGTATAACACAGGACCAAGGTTTTATACCAGCCTTTAATAACTTAGGATAACTGTGTTTGACACATACAATCTTACCCTTTGTTTTTTTCTGTAACTTCTTTAGTTCTTTAAAGTTTATAGAATCACCACCTGATACAATAATAGCATGCTCATCATGTACATCACAGTTACGTATCATATCCCAATTGTCAATCAACTCTACGTTTTTATTAATATTATCTATGATATCATCTTGTGGCACTGAGTCACGTGGTTGAACAACAATAGGCACACGCCGTAAGTGTGCAGGTATATCTTCAAAACTTTCATTGTTAATAAGAACAGCAAGGTGTGTATGCCCACCACCTTTTACTCTGTCCTGTGAGGGAAGAACAGTGATACGTTTGTCTTTAAGAGATTCAACCAGTCTATTTGTACCAAGATATTCATCATCAAGAATATTACCATCTTTATCTTTAGAAAAGAAATCATCAAAGACAACAATAGGTGCATGTTTTAAATAACTATAATCAGATTGCACAGTCTCTTCACTATGTCCACCATCAATGTAAGCAAATGAAACATCTTTTAAATTATCTTTTGCTTTCTTTAATGTATCTTTTGAGTCACCCTTAAATAACTCAAAGGTAAACGTCTTATCTTTTTCTGCCATCTTTGCTGCAAACTCTGTGAGACGTTTTGTTACAGCCTCTAAAGTATTATGCGCTTTAGAGTTTAGCTCTACCTTATCTAACTCTTCAGTAGCTTCTTCAAACAAATCAAAGCCAGTGTAATGTACCTTGTCGCTATTCTCAAAAGCAGCAAGAGACATTTCAATAGCACGCCCACCATTCCATGTACCAACCTCTACGATACTATCTTTTGCATATGAACGAACAAGATCAGCAAGCTGACGATAGCGTGGTAGATTAACATCAGGTGCTACAGTATCTTTAGATAATTTTTTCTTGAGATTACCTTTATAGTGCACCATGTATTCAGACAAAGGAGAGTTAGCAAATGCAGCAAGACCGTCTACATTTGGTGTGAGGTTGTGTGCTTTCAATCCGTGTGCAAGATAAATTTTAAGTAGTCGTTCAAAAATAAAACCATCATGCCATTCACGATATGATATTACTTCTCCTATATCGTAGCAACCACGCAAGTCTGCGAGAAGATAATGCGGAGACTGATAATCAAGATTGAAAGCAATAAAAGAAGTTTCACTATAGTCAACATCTTTCCTGCCTAAGTAAACTAGTTCTGCCTTCTCAGGAACAATAGTGTCTAAACTTTTTTGAGAGAAAGGCTTAGTAGTTATTGTATCAGCATCTAACCAAATAAGCCAGCCACCCTTTGCTTCTTTATCTCCTATCTCTAGGGATAGATCAGTCATAGCATATACTTTATGTGACCACTTGATAGCATCCATGCGCCAGTTATACTGCATCTGACCACCTTCAGTACCATCATGATCTTTCATACGCTCACGATAATCAAGCATATCTTGAACATCATTTAGATTACGATACTCAATAACTTCTGACTGTGGAAACTCCGCTACTAGCTCTTCAGAACAATCATGATAGTATGCAATTAACTTCAGATCATTCTTCCAAAACTTTGCTACAGATTCTAGCATGTTTTTAGCGTAGCTTATATAACCACTATCACTAAATGATGTTACAAACTTAGTCATACTGTTCACTCATCTCCCTATATAATTCATTCCATTCTTTTGCATATTGATTATCAATATCTCTTTTGCCTTCCCAGTTTCTAAATAACGGTCCACCTGTTGTAAAGTGCACACACTTAGGATCAATCTCTTCAGATGAATGTCCATCAAGCCAGTTCCATTCTTCAGATATTTGTGCAATGTCTTCTGCCCAATGCATACCATGTAACCAACTACCAGTGCTAGTATTTACATCAGATATTTTTAACTCGTTTAGTTGTGGACTGCCGCAGTTAAATAACATAAAACTAGACCAATTTTTTCTATAATAAACTTCTTGTATTTGATTATCCATTTTATATTTATCATTCGGAATATGTCGATGATGGACACATGCAACAGCAAAATCTCTATATCTAAATAAGTTAAATAGTTTTATTACATCACCTCTAAAAAACATATCACAGTCCATAAAAAGAGCATGACCTTGATGAACATTTAAAAATGGTACAAGAAAACGTGTAAAGCTAAACTCAGTAGAAAATGGTTTACCATCAAATGCATCTACTTGCTGACCATCTTTTATAATCTTTGTTCGCCAGTACAAACCTGTGCGCCTCACACTTTCTTGTTTTAACCTAACAATATTTACAGGTGATGATGCATATTTATTTATGCTGTATTCAAGAACATCACAGTAAGTTGCTTCTTTAGGATCATAACCAATATATATTGTAGGTAAACTACTCATCAATAGATTCCTCTGCAATTTTTTCTGTAAGTTCTTTAAATGTAAGAAACTCAGAGGGTATCATAAAATATTCTAGTGTTGTTAGCATAGCATTCTTTAACTCATCTTCAATTAAATCACTACTAAGATCATCTAATATAACTGTCTTTAATATTTCTACAACAAGATTATCACAGGTAGTAGTTGTTAAATCTACTTTAATTGTTGGTTCAGTGTCTAAAAAACTCATGATGTTCCTTTATAAAAAAGGGGTGCGCTGGAGGTAATAGCACACCCCTAAGTATTATGCCTACTTTATAACAATTAATTTAGGTTGTTCTTCTTCAGGAACAACTTCTTCCAATGTAATAGTAAGAAGACCATCACGTAAGTTTGCGTCTCTTACTTCCATAGCATCAGATAACGAAAATGATTTACGGAACTTACGTGCCGCAATACCTGTTACAATATAGTTTCCATTATCATCACCATCTCTATCGCCAACAATAGTAAGAATACTATCCTTCAATTCAATAGTTATATTTTCTTTTGAGTAACCAGCAACAGCAAGTGTCAGCTTATAAAAATTGTCTTCCTTCTCTAGATCATGAGGTGGAAACGCACCAACATTGCTTGGCACACGTTTAAATAAATCTTCAAAAGTACATCCCAACATGTAGTCTGGAAGTGTCTTTGAGTTTTTATTAATAAAGTCAATAAAGTTCATTGTTGTCTCCTTGTTAAGCAAGTTAATTAAGTACACCACTATGGTCGTACCATGCATATACTACTATAGTATACAACAGTTGTCAAGAAAAAAGTTAAGTGAACCGTTCACCTCTAAACCAACAGACAAGCGAACATCTTTCACCTTCTTTTACCTTGGTAATACGATGATAAATAAAGGCAGGGAAGACTGCAATACTGCCAGCTTTACGCATCTCTTTAAGAGTAGCAAACCTATCTCCAGCTTGCGGATGCACCCACTTTTGTATCTGCATATCACCACCTTTATAGTTATTGTTAAGAGTTACACACACAGCTAACTTCCTAACATATGGATCACTAGCAGATTCTACACCCGCATCCATATGCCAATCATAGAATTGACCTTTACCATAAAAAGAAATTTGTGGTGTTTCAAAACAGTTCATGTGAAAGTTCCAACCAGCTTCTTTGTTTGCAGTCTCTGCATACAGTTGAAGAATAGATGTAAGTTCTGGATTTTCTAACCAAGAAATTTTATTATTCCTTACCTCTTTCATTCTAATATCATCACCGTCTTTTATAACTGCAGCTTCTTCTGCAGTTAAATCTTTTGCAATGCTATGTAAGCCATCACAAAGTTGTTTAGGTAACGCTTCTTTCTTTGAATAGTATGTGAGCATTAAACTCCGCAACTCCCACCATGTCCAGTTATATCACAAATGTCATGAGTCTCAAGACCTTCTTCAAACTCTTCGCCTAACTTATCAACAGCTTCGCTGTAAGGAACAGACGTTAATGGTTGCCCACCACGACATGAATCAGGGTATACAGTAAAGCCACGTAACCTATGTGCGTAAGAAGCAAGAGTATTAGTAAAGTCCATAACAGTGTCTTCATTGTTTAGTTTGCTTCCCCATGCTGGTAAGTTAATGGTCGAAGAGATTGACATATCAACGTAGTCTTGAACGTCTGCTTGAAACTTCATACGCCTCTTGTAATCTTCTGCAAGATCAAGAGCAGATTCAATGTCATTAGGATTAGTACCATACAGATCAATAAGTTCTTGTGCTGCACTGTCCACCACGTATTGATAGTGCCAACGTGTGCCACCTTTTAAGTAGCGCCTCTTGTACGCTACAGCAAAGATAGGTTCTACACCTGTGCTTGTACCTGCAAGAATACCAATGCTACCAGTAGGTGCAATAGCACGATTAGCTACTGGTGCAGTACAATCAAATTCATCTG